TCACAGCCTAATCCCTCACAACCGGGTCCTGCACCTACTAATCCACAGCCCGCAGGAGGTCCTCAACAAACCACTGCTCAACAAACAGCAAATAATCCTCCGCAGGCCACACCACAACCTGCAGGCAAGACCGCAGTAGGTCCAAGCGCTACTGCCATGAGTGCTGTTAAATCAGCGCAGGACAAAGACAAAGCAACACAACAGTTGGCAGTTCAGAATGCCGCAAGGGTAGTCGAAGCCAGCACACAACAATCACAGGCAACTGCCGCTGCCGCAGTTAACATGTTAAATGACATGAGTGCTAACAGTGCTCAGGCTGCCGCACAGTTCGCCAGTCAAACCACTCAAGCATCATTTCAAACAATTCAGACTGTACAGACTCAACAACAGGCAATACAATCTGCGTCTCAACAGACACCGCAACAGACATTCAAGATGGTTCAACAGGTGCCACAAGAGCAACAGGCACAGCAAACTCAGTCTCAGTCTTATACAGGATTGGTTCAACTAACACAATCGGCAATGGTTGTACAACAGCAACAGGATAGTTCTTCAACCACGGTTGCTATGTTGAAACCACAGGCCGCTGCTGCCACGGAGATCAGTCCACAGGCCAGTAGCGGTACTGGACTTGTTGTTGCTAGAAATCCTTTTGCATATAATCCGTTGACCATCACGGCCAGTATATTTGCACCACCGGCTGCTGTCAGTTATCAATTTCGCAACGAAACAAAAGTTTTTGAAGTTGAAACACCTCAAATACAAATTGCTAGTTTTGGCGGAGCGGGTCGTGCGGGTAATCCACTATCAGAAATGATCCTGCAACAGAGATTTGAATTATTACAATCCAGTATAGAACAGCGTAGTGATACTGTGAACAAAAATGTACAACAAAATGATTTGGCTGTAGGAGTTAGGCTCGAGACAATGGCCACACAGCCTCGGGGATTTGAAGCCTACAGTGTGGTACTAAAAGATGCCGCGTTCTACGAACCTCGAGAAGTTTACCGAAATCAAACCACAGTTGATAATGTACGAGCATTACGACAGATGGCCAGCGACCGCGTGTATCAACAGATGTTGGACATGCAATATAAAATAGGAGAATAAAATGACAGAAGAAATCAAAAGTGTTGATGAAAAAATCGACCAAGCCGAAGCCGCAATAAAAAAATATGCCAGCAAGGATACCGTTATCAGTATTGGAGGGTATGAGTTTACTCCAGCCAAGCTGATGGTGGCATTTACCTTGGCCAGCTCATTGCTGGGCGGTCTGTATGGATGCTTTGAGGTATACAAAGACTATCAAAGCATGAAGAAAAAGATTGCCGAATATTCCGCTCCAGATCTCAGCAGTTATGACAAGCGTCTGGCAGTGATCGAAGAAACCTTGGGCAAGACCAATGACTATACTCGCGATATCAAAAACGATCTCAAGAATGATATTCGCCGCAACGAAAGCATAACAGAAACAGTTGAACGCAGTACCAAAGAAACCATGCGTTCAACTGATTCAGAAATCCGTGCCATGCGCAAAGACGTTCGTGACGACCTAGACAAGGTGCGTAGTGATATGGATCGTTTGAAATCCACCACCGAGGCCAAACTAGAAAAACTCAATCGAGACGTTGACAGCAAGATACAAAAGGCCATAGACAATCCTTTGGCCAACAACAAATGAACAACGATGTCTTGGATTTTGTTGGCTTTAGAGAGTATTTGGAAAACCCATACGTCAGTGATTGGCTGGATTATCAGGTATGGGTTTTACTAAAACTTTATTTCATGCCTTACAAGATCATAAACAAAGCAGTATAAATAACTGTCCAGGAGGGTAATACCATGAAAGTTAAAAAATTAATCACAAAGCTCAACCGAGCCGAGTTTGAACATAACCTTGAAAAGGTAAAAAAGCTATGGTTTAAACTTCTCAAGAAAAGTTTTAAACACAAGCACACTGAGGCTGTGAGATAACATAGACAATCGTTGATGTAATATGACTGTAATATATTGGGCGGTAAATACACCATGAAGACTTACCGCTCAATATTTGTTAGCGATATACATCTTGGTGCAAAGGACTGTAAGGCCGAAGAGCTCAACAACTTCCTAAAAAACAACAGTTGTGAAACGTTGTATCTTGTAGGAGATGTGATAGATGCTTGGAAAATACAACAAAACAAACTCAGATGGAAACAGAGTCATACCAACGTGGTTCGCCGTGTGCTTGGTCACGCCAAACGCGGCACCAGGGTTGTGTATGTGGCTGGCAACCATGATGAATTCCTGCGTCCCATGATACCCTATGGTGTCTCATTTGGACAGGTAGAAATCTGTAATCAAATAGAACACATAGGCGCAGACGGCCGACATTACTTGGTCACACACGGCGACCTGTTTGATGGCATCACAAGACTGGCACCATGGCTGAGTTTCCTCGGCGACAAGGCCTATGATTTCATTCTGGGTGTCAACAGTAGATTCAACTGGATACGTCATCGCATGGGTTTTGGGTATTGGAGCCTGAGTCAGTTCCTTAAACATCGAGTCAAGAAAGCCATAGACTTTGTTTTCAAGTTTGAAGGTACCATTGCCAGCTATGCAAGAAAACGTGGGTTTGATGGAGTCATTTGCGGTCATATACACAAGGCAGAGATTAAATACATAGATAACATCCTTTATATGAACGACGGTGATTGGGTTGAAAGTTGCACAGCATTGGTTGAACATCACAGCGGTCATTGGGAAATAGTAACATGGACTCAAACCAGTGACAAAGAGTATAGCCACAGAGAGTCCGGGGTAGATAAATAAATGCATGAAAATATTTTATCTATTAGTAAAGACTCATTCCATAACAGGATTAAAATATCTGTGCCAAACTACACGGCATGATTATAACAAATATCCTGGATCCGGTGTCTATTGGAAAAAACATTTAAAAAAACACGGAAAAGAATATAAAACCGAAGTTATCAAAAAATGTACGAGCAGAGAAGAAATGGTTCAATGGGGAAAATATTATAGTGATTTGTGGAATATAGTCGAATCTAATGAATGGGCAAATCTAAAACCCGAAGAAGGAAATGGCAATACAAAAACATGGATGAAAGAACTTTGGGCAAGAGAAGATTTTAGATTAAAGAAATTTAATAGTTTTGCTAAAACTTCATCAACAGAAGAATATAAACAAAAACAAAGTTTAGCAAGTAAAAAAGTATGGGCTGATCCGGAATATCGTAAAACTCGCCCAGATCAAAGCGGAACTAAAAATCCAAATTATGATCCAACGCCTTATACATTTATAAGTGTAGATGGAAATACATTTACTGGATCTAAGTTAGAGTTTTCTAAGAAATATAATTTAAGACCAAAAGCAATCAGGCATCTAGTCAAAGGTGATATTCAAATACACAAAGGATGGAAAGTTGAAAACAATACTAATGATTTCAGATAATTTACCTGATCAAATAAACGGTGTCAATACAACATATAAAAATATTGAAAGTCTTGCAATTTTGGATGGTTATACTATCCATACTATTCATCCCGGGTGCTTCCGCTACATTGATTGCCCTAAATATAACGAAGTCAAACTTGCCTGGGGGAAAGATATTGGGGAGAAGATTGAGGAGATATCTCCGGATTATATACACATCCAAACAGAAGGTCCTTTGGGTTTGTGGGCTAGAAAGTATCTTTCACTACATAATATTAGGCACAATACCGCTTATCATACTAAATTTCCTGAAGGGTTAAAAAAGTTATTTGGAATACCCGAAGGTATAACCTGGAAGTTTGTGCGTTGGTTCCACAAGCACAGTGGCAAAGTGTTGACCACCACAGACTCAATGGTCCGCGAGTTACAGGCACATGGGTTTGATGGAGAAATAGTTCCTTGGACACGCGGAGTTGATCGAGATATTTTTACTCCCGACCTTAGAGAAAACTTTCCCAGTCGGTATCTGCTGTGTGTGAGTCGTGTCAGCAAAGAAAAGAATCTAGAAGCATTTTTTGAGTTGGACTATCCTGGCTATGCAAAAATCATGGTGGGTGATGGACCCATGCTAGAAGTCTACAAGAAAAAATATCCTGATGTGACATTTACTGGTTTTAAAACAGGACGAGAGCTGGCACGATATTATGCCAATGCCGAAGTATTTGTGTTCCCTAGTCGATGGGAAACATTTGGTATTGTGATGATTGAAGCCATGGCCTGCGGTACTCCAGTGGCGGCTTACCCATGCCAAGGTCCTGAAGATGTCATAGATCAAGGCATGACTGGATTCATGAATGAAAACTTAGAAGCGGCTGTGACCAGTTGTTTGCAGTTGAACAGAAAGCAGGTCGAACACCATAGTCAACGCTGGAGCTGGGATC